CCCCGCAGGTGAAGGGGAGTGACTACTATGCTCTCGTTGCTGACGATCCGTTCCTCGTCTACGAGGTTCAGGAAGGCGGCTCGGGCACGGCACTGGCTGTGACTGCGATCGGTCTGAACTGCAACCTGACGATCACGGCGGCACACACGAACCCTGTGTCGAACACAATCCTGGACAACTCGACGGAGGCAACGACGATCGGTCTCGACGTCCGACTCCTGGGTTTGGTCCAGGTTCCTGGTAATGCGGTGGGCTACTACGCCAGATGGCTGGTGATGCTCAACTCGCACGCCTACAAGATGACCACCGGTATCTAAGGAGCAACGAACATGGCAGGCGGAATTATCACCACTGGTTCACACCCAAAAGCACTATGGCCGGGTGTGCATGCCTTCTGGGGCCAGATCTACGCGGAGCACCAGACGGAGTATACGGACCTCTACACGGTCCTCGACTCCACGCGGGCGTATGAGGAGGATGTCCAGATCACGGGCTTCGGCCTCGCTCCGGTCAAGGCTGAAGGCGCAAGCGTCAGCTACGACTCGGAAATCCAGGGCTTCATCTCCCGCTATACGCACATTGCGTATGCCCTGGGTTACAAGGTGACCTATGAGGAGCTTCGGGACAACCTGTACGAGCAGATCTCGATGCGCCGCGCACAGGCAAATGCGTTCTCGATCAATCAGACGATTGAGAACGTGGCTGCCGCCGTCTATAACGACGCCTTCACCGGCAGCGTGTTCACGCACGCCGACGGCCAGGCGCTGTGCTCGACGGGCCACCTTAACACAACGGGCGGCACGTACTCGAACGCGCTGAGTCCGGCGGCTGACCTCTCGGAAGCGGCACTGGAAGATATGTGCATCCAGATCATGGGTGTGCAGACCGACCGTGGGCTGCTTGTGAGCGTGATGCCGGAGTCTCTGCATGTCGCGCGTCAGGAATGGTTCAATGCGAACCGTATCCTGAAGAGCGTCCTGCAGCCGGATACCGCTAACAACAACATCAATGTCCTGAAGGCGACGAACGCGTTCCCGAAGGGCGTGAAGATGAATCACTACTTCACTTCACCCCATGCGTGGTTCGTTCGGACGAACTGCCCGAATGGCATGCAGATGTTCTGGCGCGATAAGCCGGAGTTCGATCAGGACAACGACTTCGATACGAAGAACGCCAAGGCCGCTACGTACATGCGGTTCTCGGTCGGCAACACTGATCCGAGAGGCATCTTCGGCTCGAACGGTCCGTGACCTGACGGTTGTGCGGCCGGGTATTCATGGGGATACCCGGCCGCACATTGGCCTAACTGAGACTCTGGATTGGCCCTGGCCAGGCTGTTGGGAATCTCCCCCGAACCAGAGTTTGGAGATGTGAAATGACGACGGTTGCTGATGGCTTGTATCAATACGGTGGTATGCCTGTCCTGGGTATGCCGGTGCCCTTTACGGGCAAGGCCTGGTTCGTTGACCCCGCAAACGGGTCAGATGGGAACCCTGGCAACAGCCCCAAGAGGGCGTTTGCGACGTTGTACCAGGCCCACGCTAAGGCGGCTTCGGGCAACAACGATGTGGTTTACCTGATTGGCAATGGTGCATCGAGCGGCACGGCGAGGCTGTCGAAGGCCTTGGCTGCCTCGGTTGACTCGATTGCTACGACGGGTACGCTGACATGGAGCAAGAACGCCTTGCACCTCATCGGCATCGGTGCGCCGACGGCACTCGGTCAGCGGGCACGAATTGCGCCGCCGACTGGTACCTACACGATGGCGACGTTTGGCTCAGGTAACATGGTCGTTGTAACTGGATCGGGTTGCTTCTTTGCGAACTTCGATGCGTTCAACGGCTTCTCGACTGGTGGTGCCGCCCAGGTTTGCTGGACGGATTCCGGTGGTCGGAACTGTTACCACAACGTCAATTTCCAGGGCATGGGTGATGCGGCATCTGCTGCGGATACGGGCGGTCATTCGTTGCTCCTTTCGGGCACGAGTGGCGAGCATACGTTCCGTGGCTGCGTGATCGGCATTGACACGCAGCCTCGTTCGGCTGGTGTGTCGGAGATGGCGTTCTCCGGTGGCGTGCCGCGGTGTATGTTCGAGAACTGCGTGATCCTGACCAATGCGTCTGCTGCAGGCTGCTTCTGGCTGGCAGTGCCGACGGGTGCTATCGACAGGTATGCAGTGTTCCGTAACTGCACCTTCCTCAACCCGACGTTGGGCGGAGTGGCGGCTACGGCAATGACTGTGGGCCTGAGTATTGGTGCATCTCCGGGTGGTGTCGTGGTCCTCCAGGGCTGCCTCTCTTACGGTGCAACGAAGCTCACGACCACGGGCCTTGCCGTGACGAACCTCCCGGCCTCGGCTGCGGGTGGTAGCTTGGTGACTGTGATCACCTGATAAGGTAGTTGCTTTCCCTCCGGGGGATTACGTCAGGCCAATAACCTATCGGTCCTGCGTAATCCTTCGGGGGGAGGCTCTGGAGGTGTACGATGACGATTAGCGTAACTGGAGCCAGCACCCCAGAGCGGGTTATCAAGATGGCTCTCAAGGATGCTGGCCTTATTCAGGAGGGCGAAACCCCTTCGGATGAGGTTTATTCGGATTCCCTCAATCGCCTGAATGACCTCGTCAACTTTGAACAGACGCAGGGGTTGAAGCTGTGGCTTCAGTATGACCTGTCGATTCCGCTCGTTGCGGAGCAGGCAACGTATACGATTAAGTCCAGTGGGGATGTTAATCTCACTCGACCGACCCGCGTTCTCGACAGTGGGTATTACCTCGACGCTAACAACTTCCGTCGAAACATTATCTTGATCGACAGAGACACCTACATGCTTCTGTCGAACCCGACAGGGCAAGGTCCTGTCACGCAGTACTTCGTGGACAAGCGTCTTACGGAGATGGCTGTGACGTTTTGGCTGGTGCCTGATACCGAGGCCGCTACCGGGACGGCGCATGTACTGATTCAGAACCAGATTGCGATAGTCTCTACGATCACCGAGACGATGCAGTTTCCGCCGGAGTGGTTCTTGTGGTTGCGGTGGGCACTTGCCGCCGACCTCTCCACCGGCCAACCCGAGGCGATTCAAAATCGCTGTATGCTGTTTGCTGAAGGGTATCGCCAAGCTCTCGAGGCCTGGGACGTTGAGGATGCCCCCACACAGTTCACCCCCGATCAGCGAGTTGCCTTCCTCGGAGGTTCATTTAGATGAGCCCTCAAGCTGGCACGATGAACCAGCCACAGCGGGTGCCATTGGTCACTACGTTTGGCAACCGCAGCGAGACCCTTACCAAGGACGCGAAGCTGGTCAACTGCATCGCAGAGAAGGATGACTCGACTGGAAGCATCCAAATCCAGAAGCGTGTGGGGTTGGAGAACTACAAGGCTTACTCCGGTGCTGGGCAGGGAATCTATAACTGGAACGGTGACGTTTACTCGATCTTTAACGGAACGGTTAGAAAGGGTGATACGATTATCGGAGCGGTAGATGCCGCGAACGGGCGGTACCGCTTTGTCCAGATGCTCGGTACCCCAGCGAGACTCGTCTTTGGTAATGGTACGCACCTTTACTACACAGATGGAAGCACCATCAACGAGATCCAGGAATACCAAATTCCGACCTCGCAGAACCTGCAAATCGACACCGCGCAGGTATACATCCCAGCGCCTTGGTACTTCCCGGTACCTCGTACCGGACAGGGTTGGCTGTTGACAACGCCTGGACGGGGGAATCACTATGAAGTGGTATCGGTGGGGACTACCGATTTTACCAAGTGTGGTTTCTTGTCGGATTCGTCTGGTGGCTCTAGCGTACTTTCCAATGGAAGCTTCACTATTGGTAATGACTACATCATTAACAGCAGAGTCCTTGTCCCTTCAAACGGAACGCAACCGACAAACTTTACTGCGATCGGATCTGAGTCGAACGAGGTAGGTACGCCGTTTAAAGCTACTGCTACTGGATACTCTGTGGGTGGTGTGCTGCAGGGCGATGGTACTGTACGCCCGGCTTGTACTAACACCGTTGGGGCAAGGTTCTATGCTACCCGTACCTTTGAGGGATCGGGTACGGCAGCGTTAACCGCTTGGGGTATGGTGGTTGGGCAGTTCTATCGAATCCGCACGGTAGGGGATACCGACTTTACCCTCTACGGAGCTTCCGCGAACACGGTTGGAACTACGTTCACCTGTACCAAAGTTCTTGCAACGTACTCCGCAAGTTGCGGTACCCTCGACTCTCCGAATTTTCCTTCAACCACCAAGTTGAAGGGTGTGGTGTATCTGGACGGGCGGCTCTATGTGATGGATAGCGATGCCGCCATCTATGGTTCGAAGTACACTGATGACCCTACAGTGTGGGACCCCCTGAATAAGATCGTCGCGAGGGTCGAGCCGGATAAGGGAGTTGGCTTAGCCAAGCAGTTGGCCTACGTCGTGGCTCTCAAAGAGTGGACTTCGGAAGTCTTCTACGACGCAGGTAACTCTACGGGGAGTCCGCTCGCCCCGGTGGCTGGTGCGAAGTCCCCCTATGGATGCGTGTCGATGGACTCCGTAGTAGAGATTGACGATGTACTCTATTGGATCTCTTCCAACCGAACGGTCTCACCTCAGATTGTTTCGATGGAAGACTTAAGAGTACGGGTTATCTCAACTACTTCCGTCGATAGGCAGCTTGACCAGGCGGACTTCAGTGAGGTCTTCGCGTTTGGGTTTAAGCACGGCGGCCACAAGTTCTACTGCGTGACGATCAAGAATGAGAACCTCACCTTGGTCTACGACATCAGCCAGGGACTGTGGTATCAGTGGACCGATTACCTTGAGAACTACTGGCCCATCGTGGGAGAGACGTTCTCCCCGACGAGTCTCCATGTGGTCCAGCATGAAACGAACGGAAAGCTTTTTTACCTCGAAGGGGACTACGAGTATCCCGATGACGCAGGAGAGATCTTCCCCGTTGACATCGTCACGCCTAGAGCGGACTTCAGCATAGACCGCCGAAAGGTCTGCAACCAAATGCGGTTCAATGCAGATAAGGTTGCGAACAGTACACTCTCCATCAGTGTGTCAGATGACGACTACCAAACCTGGTCCAGTCCGAGGACAGTCAACCTCGACCACAAGCGGCCTATCCTTTCTCAGTGCGGGACGTTCTACCGCCGAGCTTGGTGGATTCGCCATCAGGCGGCGACTGCATTCCGCATCACCTCAATTGACCTTCAGCTTGACATCGGTACACTCTAATGGTAGATAAGATTACCCCAGCACAGGTTAACCAACCTTTGACCGACCCTGAAACGCACCTGCTTACACCTCAGTGGAAGCGGTGGTTTTTGGATCTTCAGATGAAGGTGAACGCCCTGCAAACGCAGGTTGATACGCAGCAATCTGTCATTATCCAACTGCAGCAATCGAGTAATCCGTGATACCGGCGATCAGATCAGCAAACCTTCCCATTGAGTTTGCTCAGTGGGTTCAGAAGGAAGTCTCAAAGCTTCCTCAGTACGAGCCCATTACGCGGCATTACTTTGCCGATGGGATGTATTGTCGAGTGGTTTATCGGGAAGCCGGCGTTGTTACTGTAGGGAAGGTTCATAAGAAGGAACACTTCTACATGGTCGTATCCGGTTCGATCAGAGTGACTACTGACAACGGTGTAAAGGATCTGATCGCCCCCTCCATTATTGTATGCAGTCCAGGAACTAAACGGGTTGTCCTCTCCCTCGAGGACAGTGTTTGCGTGACTGTTCACCGGACCAACCTGACAGACATTGAAGAAATCGAAAGGGAAATTACCGAGGACGATCCAGACTCTATGTACGGTCCAGGTAATACCCTCAAATCACTTTTGGAGAAGCAACCATGACAATGTGGGCAGCTGGTGCAACAGTCGTAGCCGCGGGAATCGGCTACATGGGATCGAAGAAGCAGGCCGACGCTGCGCAGGCCGCGGGCAAGGACCCCTTCGGGAGAAAGAACCGACAGCTCTATCAGCGTCGGCTTAACGAGTTGACGAAAGATCCGGAAGCTATTTTCTCCAACCCAGCCTTCGTAGCTGCGCAAGAACGTGGGCTGGACGCTGTCGAAAGGAAGATGGCGGCACAGGGATTCCTTGGCTCGGGGAATGAAGCTACTGCCTTGATGGACTACAGCATGGGATCGGCCTTGGATTGGCTAACTAACCAGGAGCGATTCCTCGCCGAGCTTGCAGGTGCGGGTAACTTTGGTAGTCCGGGCGCGGTTGCCGCCGGCTCTCAGATGAATATCAACGGCATGATGAGCGCGCTGGGTCAGCTCGGCGGTGCAGCTCAGATGGCGTTTGGTGGTACTGGCGGTGGCGGAGGGGGCGGCGGAGGTGTCATCGGCGGCGGAGGCTATGGCAGCAACACTATGGGCGGCGGAAATTGGGGTAGCTTCTACCCAATCCCGCAGTTCAGCTCTCCTCCCTCTGGCACGTAAGGAGCATTACGATGGAAGGTTTCCTTGGTGGCTGGATGGAGATGGAGAAGCACCAGCAGGATGTCAGGCAAAGCGACCTGAACATCCAGAAGCTGGCACTGGAAGTGGATAGCGCCAAGGATGCCTTGGCTGCACATGATCAGCAGATGCAACTGTTCGGGGACCGTGTGCGCGCTGCTGAGCAGCAGTACGGCGGCACACCCCTGGGAGAAGCTGACAAGTTGATGACTTGGGCAGGCGTGTTGACTGATACAGGTCAGCCTGTTGCGGCGGCAGCTCTCCTCAACGGCATTTCAGAGATCCAGAAGCGTTCGTCGGAGGTTCAGATCGCGGCGGCTACACAGGCCGAGAAGTCCCTCTCGCAGGCGGTCAATGGCCTGCAAGGGGTAAACGATCAGGCTGGTTGGGATCAGTACTGGAACGATTACTTTACTGCCCACCCGAAGATCTACGAGAATCCTGACATGGCAATGCAGATGCACTCCATCGCGAACTTGCCATTCACCCCCGAGCGCAAGAAAACATTCTTGAACCAGTACGTCACGCAGCTGCAAACTGCCCAGATTCGCAAGGCGCAAGCAGAAACCGACCTTGCACGCTCCCGTGCGCAGACGGAGGAGTTCCGCCAGACCCAAGTCCTTCCGTCGGTCGTCGAGGCTAATAAAGCTCGGGCGAGAAGCCTGGGGAAGGTGGGTGGTGCAGAAGCCCCACTCAAGACAGAGGATGTAAAGGCCGCCGAGGACTTGATCGGCAGCCAGTACAACACCGCCGGCAGCGAGGCTAAGGCCCGCACAGCCGCTCGTGAAATCGCCCTTCGCGCACGCCAGCTTTCTGTTGACGAAGGCCTTTCCATGCCGCAGGCGCGTCGCCGCGCACTCGAAGAGGCTCGGTCGTCCGGCCGTTTAGCTGGCCTGCGCCCCGGTCGTGTCGGCTTGGGGAGCTTCGATAAGCCTGCACCCGTCCCGGAGAACAAGGAGTTCTCCTCCGGTATGTGGTATACTGGCCAGCCTGGTAGTCGCCTGGAAGGCCAGCGTGTGTTCTATGACGGCTCGCAATTCCTTACCGAAGACGAGATGTCGAGTAAGATGTCGATGGACCTTGGAAGTGGGGAAGAAATCGACGAACCTGACACCGGCTACGAGGAGGAAGAATAATGCCTGTTCAAGCAAACGACCTCTTCTCGGCACCGACGGAGCAGACTGCTCCCGGTAACATCAACCTCGGCGATCGCCCGAGGGTGAAGAATGCTGACGGCAGTATCAGCACCGTCCGAACTATCGGCATCACGACGAACCAGGGCTACGTCAATATCCCGACGGTCTCTGACGATGGCCGGATCATGTCGAATGACGAAGCCATTGCACAGTACCGCAAGACCGGCAAGCACCTGGGGATTTACAAGACCCAGGAAGCCGCCGATTCCGCGGCACAAAGTCTGCACGAAGATCAAGCGAAACTTCTTTCTTCTTCCTCTTCTTCCTCTCCGACTTCCGCCAAGGCCTCTACTTCCGCCACGCCCTCGGCGGCACCTGCTTCCCCCGCTAAACCCTCTTCCTCTCCGACTACCTCCAAGGTACCTATTACTGCTGATGACTTGATGGCACCGACGAATAAGCCGAGCGGTGGGTCGGCAGCGGACACCTTGCTGGGACTCCCGATGGAGTTGCTTAAGGGTCTCGGTAGTTCGTATAACCGTCTGGCAACCAGTATCAACACCATCGCCGGTACGTTCCCTGTGGCAGCAGATGCCGCCAAGTCCCTCCTCTCCGGCAAGCCCACAACGGCTGCGCAGGATTGGTGGTTCAAGAACATGGTTGACCCCAGGATCGCAGCGGCAGATTCCTTTCGTGGGAAGAAAGATATTGCTTCGTCCACCGTTCATTCTGTCGGTGATGTCCTTGGCTTAATCTCCCAAGTCGTCCTTACCGCAGGCGAAGCAGCTCCGGTACCCACTGCAGCTGTTGGCGCTGGTGGTATTCGTCTCGCTCCGCAGACTGTTAAGACTGCATGGGAAACTGCGCAGGAGCAGCTTCTCCATTCTGTCCCCGCTGCGGCTGTCCCCGCAATCAGTGAAGCATTGAACGTAGGCCGTGAGGTATACACCAACACTGGTGATACGGCTGCAGCTACTCGAGCTGCGCAAGCCGCCTATGTATCCAACACTGCCATGATGGTTGTGCCGATGGCAGCTCCAGGGGGCCTACTCAAGCGAACGGCGACTGGTGCGGTTGTTGGCGTAGCCCAAGGCCAAGCTAATCGGGCTGCGATGAATCAGGTTCTTCCGAAGGAACAGCAAACCCCCTTCTCTTATGCGCAGGTCGTCCAGGAAGCTTTGCTTGGTGCAGGCTTTGGCGCCCTTGTTGGTAAGGGTCCGGCGGATGCTGCCCATATCGTAAAGCAAAAGGTCAACGAAGACCCTGGTGCCTTTGATGAGCTGGCTGTCAATAACGCTAAGGCTGCAACAGAAGTTGTTGACCACATTCAGGAAGTCGATCCCCTCCTTGCTAAGTACCTGAAGTCCCGTATTAAAAAGTACGAGGCGGCTTCAGAGGCTGACCTTCGCAAGATCGGTGAGAAGCGAGTTCTGTGGGAACTGTCCCCCGAAGGTACGTTCGACTTTGCTACGGGCAGGTCCTCTGGTAGGATACCCCTTGAGAAGACTGGCAAGCCCGCCGTCAACGCGGATGAGCTGCTCAATCAACTCAAGGATACTAAGACTGAGCCGCCTCCGGGACCTCCGCCGGCTGGGGCAGCCATGCTGAAGGAGCTTCCTAAGGGTAGAGTGATTGACCGTATTGCTAAGGTGATGGTTGACCAAGAACCGTCACTCCCGACGGAAGCTTTTCCTATCGAAGGATACGAGAACCTTACCCCCTCGTCGGAAGTTATCCAAGGCAAGCCTGGTGTCAACGCTCGCCGCATGGCGAAGATGTTGGGTCCTCAGCTCTACGGCGACCCGACCAACATGTCGGCTGTGTCCATTAAAGAGGTCCTTCAGAATTCCTTTGACGCAGTAAGAAGCAGTCTTACCAAGGGTGATGTAGCCGAAGGGCGCATCGACATCAAGACTGACGAGGCGACTAGAGTTGTCACCATGACAGACAACGGCCTCGGTATGGACCCTGAGCTTATGGGGACCAAGTTCCTGGAAATCGCGGGAACTGGTAAGGGTGGGAGTGGGGACTCCGGCGGCTTTGGCATTGCCAAGATGCTGTTCCTCTACGGTAACGACGCACTTCGTGTTGTGAGTATGAAGAACGGTAAAGTTGCTGAGATGTCTACTAGGGGTCCAGATCTCTTTGATGCTTTGGAGGACCCCTCAAAGGCCCCCAGCATTACCATTCGTAAGCCTACTGAAGCAGATAGGCAACTGTTCCCTGATGGTCATGGCACTCATATCGAGTTGACCATTCCTAAGGACTTTCGTGATCCAGCTACAGGGTCGTTGAAGGCTATTAAGTTCCCTGAATGGTGGCGTGGTGGGAAGCACATTGAGGCCCTCAAGTACAGTCCCTTGTTTGCTCCAATTGAAGTTAGATACAACGGAGAGCCTATTACCTCAATGGGAAAGCACTTCCCAGCTGGTGACTACACGCATTTCGTTAATGCTAAGTTTGACTGGGGCAACGCAAAGATTTACGTTACCAGGGAACCCACTGGCCCGGCTTATGGAAACAACCTTCATATTCTCTCTCGTGGCTTGTGGCAGTACTCTAGCAAGATCACTAAGAAGCCTGGTGACTTGTGGGGAGACCCTGTCCCGTATGAATTCTATATAGACTTGACCCCATCAGTTCGTCCCGACGAGGCTGGGTATCCTTTTACCTTCAACCGTCAGGGCATGACTGAGACAGCAAAGTCTGAATTCAACAAGGTCCTTGCACATATTCAAGCTTTGTATGCTTACCATGACTTGTCTGAGGGCGCTAAGAGTTTTGGCTCAATTCAATACCTTTCTCTTAGGGGACGAACGAAGCCGAAAGAGATTTCCCCAGATGTGCCGCCACCACAGCACGCCTTTAACACTATTAAGAAGGGTGATAAGGTAACTGTCCACGAGGGTAAGTTGCTCGTCAATGGCAGGGAAATGCCGGAGATGACGCCCGAGCAGCTGCGAACAATCATTCCGGAAGCTTCTTCCCTAAAGGTAGATCCCTCTCTTATTAAGCCTGACCAAGTAATGCTGCATGACAACTTGGATGTGCTTGATGATAACGGTAACTACCGTCCAATGTCAGAGGTCATGGAACAACGCTTTGGTGATAGGTACTACCAGTTCCTTCACCGAGTTGGGACCTCCTTTAAGACTCTTCGAGACGAAGTAGCAAAGGCATTAGAGTACGATGACCTTTTAAAGGAAGCCGTCGGCATCTCCTTGGATAAGGAGTACCACGGTGTATCCATTCGAGTTCCGTTCAGTGGAAGCTTCGTTAATCCTTTGATCCCTGAGTCGGCTCACCCTGTGGAAGCTGGGTATGGTATCATTGGAACTATGGTTCATGAGCTGGCCCACCACCGAGTCAGAGACCACAATGCGAGTTTTCCTGCAGAGATGCAACGAATTCTCTATACCCTTGACTCGGGTACCACTAAAGGAACCTTTAATTTCGATAAGTTCCGCCATAAGCTTGTAGCGGACATCCAGTCCTATCAGGACATCATTAAAGCTGGTCGGGAGTTAATTGAAAATGGACACGTTAAGCCTCGTGGAAACCGTTTCTCGGATAGCAGCCAAGAGTCCATCTCCGGCGCTGGCGATGAAGGGCTTGCTGGAAGGGACCGCACGGGCAGCGGAGGAGCAGGACCCAGGGAACGAGTACTCGGCAGAGCTGGAGAAGGTGATAGAAATGTTGGACCAGGGGGTGTCTCCAAAAGAGGTCCTGCGGCGGCTGAAGTCTACAAGATAAAGCTTCCTCCGGCTTGGAAGACTCTGGGCGATAGGATTGCTCCGTTCTTCACTGATCTCTTGGAACGAACGGCCGGCTCTGGGGAGATGAAGTCCCGCACGGTTAGTTCTTCCCACAAGATCCTTAACGAGATGGCGAAGGCTACGGATGAGCCGGCACTCAGAGGGTTGATTGAAACCCTCATTGACAACACTACGGATGTACCTATCCGCCACAACCCGCGGCTTACGAAGGCTGGTCTGTATTTCAGTGGCGGCCACCGTATCGCAATGGACCTCAATCCAGAGAGTTACTGGACGCCGGTTACTGTGATCCATGAGGTAGCTCATGTAGGCTCGATGAGGTTTATAGAGAAGTACCCCAATCATTCTTCCGTCCGTCGGTTGGTTGTGCTTCGTCAAGAAGCCATCCGACGAGCTAACGCGATGAAGAAGGCTGATGGGGTTGACTACACCCAGCTCTATGGCCTTCGCGGAGATGCCGAACGTGCATCCCGTCCCCTTGAGTTTTTGGCTGAGACTATTTCCAACCCCGCGTTTGCCAAGTTTATGGACAAGTCGGAGCCTTATGCTTCGAAGACCTTCAAGCGAGGACCGGGGCTGTATAGTCGAGTTCTTGACTCGATCATGACGATGCTCGGTATTCAACGGGGGAAGCAGGCGACGCTCTTTGAAGAGGCGATGCAGCATTCCCTGAAGATCATGGAACACAGCCGGGCGGTGGAGAAGACGGGGGAAAGCCTGGCGCCGACGGATGGGACTTACAGCCGCCCGATTGCTCGTAGGGAAGGGGACGAGGAAGCACCAAAGCAACCCCAAGCAACAGCTGTTGGCAGGGCTGGTACTCGTTGGGGCGGCACACCGGAAGTTTTGAGCAACGGTATCAGTGAGACTTTGGGGTCTCTTGACAATGCTCACAAGTCTGGCCTCTCCCGCGACGACGTTACCGCAGCCTTCAAGACTGCCCACGAACTCGCGAAGAAGACGCCTGGTTGGAATGTCGCTGAGGGTAAGCTCCGCGAGTACACTCGTTGGTTCGTGAGGAACTTCGTACCTGAGTCGCTCAGCCCGCAGGCGGAACTAGCCGGGGCAGATGTGACTGCAGCCATTACCAGGCGTAAGGCCCGTGATGCTGCGATCGAAGCGAAGTCGGGGGAACGCCGGACGTTCTGGAATAAGAACGCTGACAAGATGCGTCCCTTTATCGCAGCCTTCGAGAAGGGACAAAAGTTTGCAGACCCGACCCTTGAGAAGGTTGCTGGCTTCTATCGTGAGTGGATGAAGCAGATCTATCTTGATGACCAAAAGGCTGGCATCGAGTATGATCCTCGGGATAACTACATCACGCATATCTTCGAGGATGAAGTTGGTGCCGCCACAGCCCTCCAACGTCGCTATGGTCCGAAGTGGGGTGATCCTTACTTCATGAAGGACCGTATGGCTGAGAGCTATGAGTACCTGCGACAGCAAGGATTCAAGCCCCGCTTTGAGAATCCTGAAGACATCATGGCGGCTCGCCAGTACGCTTCCAACATCTCCCACATGCGGATTGAGATGCTGGCAGATCTTGAAAAGAATGGCCTGGCGAAGCTGGTTGAGAAGGGCCAGGAAGCACCGGAAGGATTCTCCCCTGATGTTCGGCGGTCCCCGAATGGGAAGCTCTATTGGATCCACCAGGATGCGCAGGAAATTCTTATCAACGCCTTCGATACGATATCCATGTGGAACCTCAAGGGTCCTGTGGGCGACCTTTATCGTGGCTTGATGGATGTGAAGAACTACACCGTAGCCATTCGGTTGTTCGGTCTGTTCCACCCTGTTCACCTGGGACTCGTTACCAATAACGCAGCAGCGTTGACACGCGCTACGAAGAACATTCTGACAGGTAATGTCAACCCGAAGAACTGGATAGCTGACGTTGTTCGTGGGTTGACTCCGTTGTCGGGTGTGTGGACCTACAAGTCGCCGGCATCAAGAATCCTCAAGGCCTATTGGGGCAAGCTTGGGAAGGAGGAACTGTCGTCGGGTGAACAGCAAATCATGCAGTACATGGCGGAAGGTGGGCTGGTGCCTGGCATGGCCGCGCAGGACAGGCTGACAATCGGGCGAAGGTTTATGGATGCAGTTGAGCAGGGAAAGAAGGGCTCGGCGGCATTCAAGCTTCCCTTCGCTGTGATCGGGTCCCTTCAGCAACCCATGTTCCATATCTGGATTCCCCAGCTAAAGATCATGGCGTTCTCGAGGGATGTGGCAACTGCGTTTAGAGTTAACCCAGGGCTCGTAAGTGACCCAGTGGCCCGACGGCTCGCCCTTCGGAATATCGCCAAGTCGGTGGACAACCGCTTCGGTGAGATGTCTTACGACACGATGTTCTGGAACCGAACTATCAAGGACATCGCAGTGTTGAACACACTGTCGGTTGGCTGGCAGATGGGACTTATCCGAGAGTTCGGCGGCGGAGCTGTGCAGGTGGGTAAGCTTACCCTGGAGAAGGGAACGATCCCCGAGAAGCTTAAGGCGGGAGAACTGGACAAGGCTCTTTACTCGACCTTCTACATTGGGCTGTCCGCTCTCTATGGCGGGCTTCTGATGTACGCCCTGACAGGTAAGTGGCCGCAGACGATGCTGGATTACTTTGCTCCGCAGTCCGGCGGCGAAAACAATGACGGTACGCCTAAGCGAATCACTACCCCTATGTTCACACGAGAGATCGTGTCGATTAAGAAGCATATGGAAAATGAGGGTGTGGTTGCGGGGCTGACGAAGCTTGCGCAGAACAAAGCGTCTGGTGTGATTGGTCTTGTTGGGTCTACGGTGACTGGTGTGGATGGCCTGGGTAGAGAGATTCGGGATCCGAACGCTCCGCAGTTTACCCAGCTCGCCCAGACCTTAGGGTATCTCTTCAAGGATATTCAACCAATCAGTGCCTCAGCTACGGAGAAGGCGGGAGAGCCAATCACCTCCGCTCGTGGTGCCCTGTCGTTCGCAGGTTTCCAGCCTGCGCCGAAGTACCTGATGGAGACGGCTGTCATTGGTGACGTCAAGGCAACCTTCCATAAGTACCAGGAGAAGCTGACTCCTTACGACCAAGCCGCGATGTCCGAGGATCGAGCGAAGCTTAAGAAGGCGTTCGACACGAACTCACCTGAGTACGAAGACATCCTGATGAAGATGGAAGAGAAGTTCCAATTGAGCCCTGAGCAGTCTGCGAAGATTGAGAAGGGTTTAACGGCTACGACTGATCCCACCGTCAGGATGTTCTCGCGGCTTCCTTGGAAGGAGCAAAAGCGAATCCTCGACAAGCATTGGTATGACCTGACGCCGGACCAGCAGGAAGACTTCCTTGCCAAGTCGAATAAAGACCACCTGCGGTATGACTACGAACCGCCAAAGAGGGCTGCCAAATGAGAGGCCGAAGAGATTACTATTTACCAGGTGACTGGAATGCCGCCTGCTCTATGTGCGGGCGTAAGCGCAAGGCGTCGGAACTGGTAAAGAACTGGCAGGGGATGTATCGCTGCCCCGAACACAACGAACCAAGGCAGCCGCAGGACTTCGTTCGAGGCGTGCAGGAGGTTATCTCTCCTCCTTGGACACAGCCGCAAAAGGATAACTTCGTGGGAATCTGTTCTCTCGAAGGACGAACCGCAGTACCGGGATACTCAGAACCGGGCTGTATGTTGCCTGGTGTAACCTTTCCAACTTAAGGAATCTGTATGTCGCTTCAAAACTTTATTGACAAAATTGGTCCGGTAGTGTCAGCTGCGTGGTTGAACGTAGTTGATAGTATCAAGTATACGATTTTTGAGGATGCACACACTAAGGCTGATGCAAGAACAGCGCTTACAGCTGATGCTCCTATGGAGGTGGAAAACGGCGGCACCGGGGTTAGGACTCTTGCTGACTTCATGACTACCCTTAATATGGGTGCAGGGTTTGGTGCAGAGCTGAGTAACACCCCCGCCCCAGGACCTCCGCTGAGTGGTACTGGTGTGTTGAATATTGGCTTAGTAGCCTCTCACACACAGCTTGTTAATTTGAGTGGTGTGACTATCACTTCATTTGGAACCAGCGCCGATGTAGCGTATCCCATTTACATCCTTAGGTTCTTTGGCGCACACACGCTGGTACACAGCAGTTCGCTTGTCTTGCCTGGTGCTGCGAACATCACGACGGCCGCGGGGGACTATGCCATTGTCCAGTATATAGGAGCCGCAACTGGTTGGCGTGTTGCCTTCTATCAGAGAGCATCTGCTGGCAGCACCTACGTCGAGGGCGACAGCATTGGCTTCAGCCCAGGTCATGACTTCTACCTCGATAACCAGGCTGCAAGTGGTGTTGACTGCAGGTACTACGGCTTCTTTGGAGTCGCCGATAAGCTCTTCTTCAGTGCCTTTACCGACGGCAAGGACGACGGCGCAGAGATCTTCTCTATCGCTAGAACTGATGCTTACACCTATGTCTTCAATGCCAACCTAGATCAAATCAACGGGTTGCCCCTTGAGGCAAAAACCTGGGTTAGCAAGAACGCATCGCTTAACCTTCCCGCGACCTATAGCAGTCAGACAGGTGTTTATCATCCGTCCGGTGGTGGCGCTGGCGACACGTTCACAATTGTTAACAGCGATTTCCCTAACGATGGCACCATTCTGCACTTCCTCAACAAGGACGCTAACGCAGTGAGTATCGCCTGTTCTGGCGCTACGATGTATCTGTCCCCCGCAGGTACAACTGGAACCAGAACACTTGCACAGTACGGTAGGTGCTGGGCGGAGAAGATTGCTGGTGACTGGTATATCTACGGCTATGGGTTGACCTGAGGAGACTTTCGTGGAAGAAGAAGAAACTCACTGGCTAATTAAACACTTCAGTTGGGGTGATATAATTACCCTGGTTGTACTCCTCATTGCCTTTGTGGGTGGGTATACGTCACTGAGTAAGGACGTTGAGACATTAAAGGGTTCAGTGGCCATATTACAGAGCCGTGACATTACCCCAGGTGCAGCGCAGCGTTTAGGTGTAGTGGAAGAAAGAGTTAAGCAAGGAGATGAGGAAGACAAAAAGCTCAGAGAAGAGTTGAGAGAGCTGAGGACCGAAATCTTGGATGAGCTGCGAGAAATGAACAACAAGCTTGAACGGCATATGGAGAAGCGACATGAGTGAATTGCTGAATAAACAATTCCTCTTTACGGAGAGCGTGGGGAAGCTGATCCCCTATGCGAACAGCCTGGGGTATAAGATCAAGCTTGGGGAGGTGCTGCGTAGTGACGAGCAGGCAGAGATTAACGCGATTGGCTTTGGTGGGAGAGAGGCCGTCTGCCAGCTTATCGAGAAGCAGTTCCCCTTGCTTGCCTTGAAGATCAGGAATAACCGAGGCAATGGAATTAGAAATAGCGTGCATTGCCAGGCGCTTGCGGTGGATGTGCAGCTGTTTGACTCGGCTAACAAGTGGCTGCAAGACAAGTATCCCTACGAATTGCTCGCGGATTTCTGGGAAAGTCTCAGTCCTGAGCATAAGGCGGGAGTGCGGTGGGGGGACACCCCTCACTATTCGATTCAACTTGGAGGTGCGAAATGAGAAAGTTATTTGCGTTGGTTGCTCTGTTGGTTGCACTGGTTCCGGGAGTTGCTTCGGCGGGAACAGTGCGCGTATCTTGGGTGAACCCCACAACGACGACAGCAGGTGGGCCGCTGACCGGAGCCGATGCGCTGACGAAGTTCCAGTTCTACATTGGAACGACACCACTGACGACTTTGCCAGCTACACCAACTACGGAGGTATTGGCGGTATCTCCGCTTCAAACGACGTACACATTTACCGCAGCTTCGGGTGATACGGTTTACGTTAGGATGACTGCCTGCAATGCCGCGGGGTGTTCGGCTGCTAGTAACCAAGCATCGGCAACTGTGCCGTTTCCTGCGGCGGCACCGGGTACGCCTCAAACTGTTACTATCACCGTTACCATCCCATGACTGACCTAAGACCGTCGAACTCGACGATTGCGAGTGTGGGGCTTGGTATACCTACGGCAACGTTGATTGCTTGGCTTTTGGATGTGACAATCCATGTCCAGATGCCCGGTGAGGTGCAGGCCGCGATGGGTGCGCTGATTTCCGCAATAATTGGTTATGCGTTCCTTGGAGGAAGACATGTTGACACAACGGATGAACCAAGCGAGGGTTAGTTGGCTGTTGATGGCGGTGTTTCTGGTTGGGTGTGCCGCCTTCACCACGCCAAAATCCTTCGACGAGAAGCTCGCGTATGCCTACGGTACGCACACGGCTGTGCTGAATGCAGCTGCCGTTAGTGTGAAGACCGGCGATCTGTCCGCAGAGGATGGAGAGTACGTACTCAAGATCTCGGATCAATGCCGAGCGATCTTGGATGCGGCGAAGCTGGCTTCAGGTACCGGCGACGTTAACACAGCGGAGGGACAATTGGCTCTCGCGGTTAACATCTTGACGGAGCTGCAAAACTACCTGCGGACAAGGGAGAGGAAATGAGCGCCACGACAATTACCCTGGCACTGGAAGTGGCCCTGCAGCTGCTCCTCAAGTCCCAGGTGATCTCCGCGATGATCGCGAAGGCACAGAGTGAGGGTCGCACACAGCTGACAGTTGAAGAGTGGGGCTCGGTAATCGAGGCTGATGACCAGGCTCGGTTGGCCCTCGTGGATGCAATTGCTTCGGCAAAGGAAAACCCGACAGGCTGAGTAACCTATCGGGTTCCTGGTGAGGGGGGCTTCGGCCCCCTTCGCTTTTTACGGCCGCGTATCGAGGGGAATATCCGGCCGGATTATGGCTTCACTGCCTTGATCTTCATGCTGACCATATCCATAGTGACATACCCCGCCCGAATCGCGCCAGCCACGATGCCTTCGAAGTCGCGCGAGTTAGGGAAGTAAGTGTGAATGAATTTATAAGCCTGGACGAAAGGTACCTCTCCGTGGTCCTGGATGTACTTGATGAACCGCTCGGCTTGGATTGATTCCTCCGTCCGCCCGATCTTAGAGAAGACCTTCGGCATGTCCTTCTCGAGGTCAGTGACCATAGTGTTGGCAAGCGCGAGGTCAGCATCGGTAATAATAAGCTCATCTCGTTGGGAAGCAGCGAGCACGATTGCGAGCTTATGAATGTGTGTTTGCTTGCGAGCGATATAGCCGCCGAACCTATCGTCATCCAAAGCCTCGGGGCGGTTTTTATAGTGGTACTCATACCACTCGGTTCCCCAATCAATGGCCTTGGGAGATAGGGCATAGTTCCCACAGAGAGTAAGGGCAATGTGCTCGAGGTCTTGAACGAGTAGCTCTTGGGTCTTAGCCAAACTCTTTGGTACGTGGAGTGAAGGGTAGGCAATGTATTTCTCCTTCTCCTCGGTGTAGACGAACAGGCAACGGGAGGTGAAGCCGCCGCCAATGACGTACTCAGGGAAGTTACCGGCGATCCAGGCTGGGGTAGTGCAGGCAATCAGGTTGATCCAAGGGTTCTCAACGAGATCCGTCCCCGATCCCTTGGTCATCTTCTTGAAGCCGCCTTGCTTGGAATCCCACAGTGTGACAAGGAGGTCAATCATCTCCCGGTCTTGCGGGTTGACGAGGTTCCCAAACTCGGATGACTCAAGGGTAAGCGCACATTGGGTGTGCCACTCGCCGCTGAGTTCAAAGGCTTCGTTGGCCTGGGCGAAGGCGCTGACGAGGGCTGGCCACGTGACAACCTGGGGTCCGAAGTTAATGCCTGGGACTTTTCGAAGCAAATCCATACCAATTGCAACAGTAGTAGACTTACTAACAATTCCAGGAGGGGCCACAATGACGATGTAAAAGTTTGCGCACCACTTAAAATACGCCATATCAAGCCAAACTCGGCGGCGCAAAGCACCAGCGATAGTAGAGACAGCAGTCCAGAAATGCATCCGCTTGGGAGCTTCGGAGAAACTTGCGTATTCGATATACGCCTTGATCCAGTCTTCATAGTTGCGGCTCACTTGCAGGCACCCCAAGATTCGGTGGATGTCTTAATGCCGGTGGGAATGTGAAGGGGGTCTTCGTAAGGGATGGTTATCTGGGAGGCGGTGTGAAGCCCGGCGAGACATTCAGCGGATCGCCTTGTTGGAAACTGTCCTGCGAGAGAATCATGGACCTGAAGAAGGACCCACACTTCGGGCAGATTGTGGTATATGTTATGCCATATCTTATTGATGGTAATTGCAACAGTTGATTGTGGGACCCACGCAAGTGCCTCTGGCAACAGCTCTTCAACACGGTCGAAGTAATACCGGCGGAAGCCATACTTGTTCTCCACGAAACGGTGCTTGGCAAGTTGGACCTTGGTGCGCTCGTGCCAATGGAGGACACCGGGATGGGCTCCGTACCAAGAGTCGATGAAGTTCTGGGCTTCCTTAACGGCGGAGCCGAGGGCGACGGCGAGGGTACGGGCTTGGCAGAAGTAGTTGACGGCATGAACGCCGGTCTTGGCAGCCTGGCGGCGCGGTTCCCCGATCTGTGCTCGACGCTCGCGGTAGTTCGGATGCGACTCGACGAGTTCATCGACGGGGATTCCCTTGATACGATAGATGTCCACTGCGTTCATGCAGTGCATATCCACGCCCATCCGCAGTGCCTTCTTCAAGTCCGCATCGTCGGCTTCCCAGACAACAACCTGGAGGTCCGCCCGGTCAAGGTCCATGTCGAAGAAAGTATAGCCGGGATCGGGTACGAATATCTTACGAATGTTAGGAAGGGATAGTTCTTCTGGATCCTTTGCTTCGACACCCTTTGGAATGTTTTGTAGGTTAGTACCAGAACCAAACGCGTTCTCGCTGGAAGAGAGACGGAGAGTTTCAGTACCGCACAAGTTATAACTGCATCGCATCCGGTCGTCGTGATCGAGAGGGGCCTCGACGAAAGTAGAAAGAAAAACTCCGAGTGATCGGTATTCCCGAATGGCTTTGATGAGTGGACGAACGATGGGCTCTTTCTTTGCCAACTTGTCAAGAGCATCATCGTCGAGTGTAGGGTTGCCGGTTTTCCGCTTGCGGATGACGGGAAGCTTGAGGTCTTCATAGAACAGGCCTTGCATCTGCTTGGGAGAACGGGGGTTCAGCGTGTGACCAAGGACGTTGAGGAAGTACTGCTCACGGGCAGTCATGGCTTCCATCAACTCCATCGCCATAGCTCCACGACCCTTCTTATCAATGCGGACGCCGCGGATCATGGTCTGGAGGACAGGGTGGAACATCGACTGCATGAAGGCGTGGGGTTCCTCGAGGTTGTAGGACTTGATTATATGAAGTTCCTTCGAAGCAACCTCGGCGGTGCGAACACAGTCTTCTAGATTATAAACCCACAGCTGGTCTTCCCCCATCTTTGGGTCCCAGTTCTTTCCGTCGTCCTTCCAATAGCGGTAATAGTCACACAGCATTGAGGCCTGGTAATCGAGACGCTTGGGCAGGCCGAGGTACGCTGTGTGGAAGGAGATCATCGAATCTTGCTTGACCCGCGGGATGAAGAGCCAGTAACGGTAGGTGTATTGACTGTCGTAGAGAAGATTCTGACCAACGACCTGAGCGTTCGGATGCGTGAGGACCTTACGAAGGAGCCAAACGATATGGGCTTCTTCCTCCGGGAGCCAGTAGCCATCGGGATTCTCCACACACATGAAGGGGATGCAGAGGCCGTCGAGGGGAGTCCAGGAGATGCCGGCGCAGGCGATGTGGCCTGAGCGCGTCTCGAGGTCGAAGGACAGTTCGACGGGTTGATGGTCAAGGGAAAGATGCAACTCGGTTAGAATACTGCGGACGGTCTCGAAGTTTGGGCGAGTAGTGAACCGCCAGGCTGGACGGGGGTACGGATCGCCATTCTGGAATCGGGCGGCACGCCGAAGATCCTGGACGGTGATGGCACGCAGTTCCCATTGACGGAGAACCGCCGCCGGGTGGATGGCTGGGATAACCTTGGCGTTGTGGCCGGTGAAGTCATCAGTGTACATCATCGACCCACGCCACTTCATAATTCCCCATTGACCGGTCAACGCCCAGAGCGGGACGTTGCCGAGGGCAATGATAATGTTCGGCTTAACCATGCCGATTTCTTGTCGGAGCTGGGAGAACCCTTCATGGATGGGCCGCTTGACCCAGAGGTTTTTCAGTGGCGCATGTTCACTGGTCCGATCCTTTTTCTTGAAAGCAATGAACTGTTCAATGTCGTTTTCGTAAGGACGCTCACGGGCAACATTCGTGACGAAGCACTGAGAACGGTTGATCCCTGCTTCATGGAGCATCTTCGTGAGCTCTTTCCCGGAGTAACCGACAAAGGGTTCTCCGTACCGTTCTTCTTCAGCCCCCGGAGCCTCGCCTACAATCATCACTCGAGCGGGAATTGGACCCGCCGGTCTAACCTGGACTGCCATGACTTGTCCCCTTACTTCAATGCATCAAGCCTCGCAATCGCGATACCACAAGCGGCGTCGTCTACCTCGATGCCAATTGCACGGCACTTAAGATTATGGCAAGCAGGGAAAATGGTACCGCTACCGCAGAAAGGATCAAGGACAGTATCGCCAGGTTTGATGGATCGCTTAAGAAGATCTTCGTAGAGAGCCACAGGCTTTTGCGCTGGGTGGTTGAGGTTCTCGTCGGAAGGGTAGGAGACGACATCAGGGTAGATCCGAGTGACGGGCTTGCTGCCCTTGTTGGCATAGAGGCAGATCTGGTACTTGCGCTGCGGTCCCATGTCAACCCAGGGGGTACGCATGGAAGTCGGGTTGGACCAGATGATCGGGGTGCGGAAGCACTTCCACCCGGCGGCACTCATGTAGGACTTGAGGAAGACAAAGTTGTCGATGTCACAGAAGACGTAGGCGTGGGCCTGTGGGCGGGTGAGACGGAAGGTCTGCACTGCGAACAACTTCATCAGCGACGACCACGTTTCGAAGCTGTCGTCGTAGAAGTGTGCGCCGGGGGTGCGCCCGCCCGAGTCTCCGAACTTGTGTGCGTCGATACCATACGGAGGATCAGTAAGGATAACATCAACTGTTCCGTCAGGAAGGCCCCCCATAACCGCAAGGCAATCACCCCGAAGGAGCTGATGAATCGCTGAGGTAAAGGTCTTCCCGACGGTCTCTCCGAGTTCAGCGGAGCGGCGAAGGTCTTCCTTCCTCTTGAGGATTCGGAGGGCTTCACCTGTGGACTTTGCTTTCTGGACATCTGGGTCATCCAAGTGACGGGAGACAATCAACTCTTCACGAGTGGTGTTGTAAGCGGTGTTGGGGGACTCGAAGTCTGGACGGATCTCCGCGGCAAGCTCGGCTACAGTTGGCGGCGCATCGCCACGCTTCTCTGCCTGGAGGCGACGGAGTTCGTAGAGCTGGCCGGTGGCCATTGAGCGTTCTTGCCAGGTTAGGTCTTCCCGCCGGATGTTCTCTTCGAGTTCCATTTCGAAGGCAGCGAGGGGATCGAGTTGACCCTGGTAGAGACAGGGGATGTTACCCTCGGTGAGGGTGTCCTGGCCACACCGGAAGGACTCACCGAAGTTCCAGATATACTGCATCGCCTTCACGCGGCGCTCGCCAGCGACTAGGACATCCCGCCCTTCTTCATCCTTGTGGATGACAACGGGATGGATCAGGCCGACTTGGCTGATAGAGTCAGCTAGCTTGACAATCTCCTCGGCCTTGAACTCCCGACGTTGGCGGTCCGCTGGGATATACAGGTCGTGGATATTAACGATCTTGAGTTGCATGAGTTCTCCAAGAAAAAAGGGGCAGCTCACAACTGCCCCAATGGGGGGATTACTCGTTATGCCTTGGCGACGGAGTCGACTTCGTCGTAGATCTCACCCTCGTAGGTACGGTGCTTGATCTTCACCTTGATCATGCGGCCCTGCATCATGCGGAACGAGAAGGGCTGACCGGCTTCGTTCAAGCCAAGAGCCTCGCGATAGCGACGGAGCTTCCCGTTCTTACCGGGGGCATTGTCGATGCCGCCGTTAGGAGTGGTGTCGAGCATGATGCCATCAGTCAGTGTGACCTTCGGCAGGCCAACCACGGACTGAAGCTCCGGGTACGCCGACAGGTCGATCTCGAGGGGTACGTCCACAACGATGCCGCCCTTCGTCGGGTCCGACTTGCCCGTCCAGGTGCGGGCCTTCGGCTCACCAATCACGGCGGTAACGTCTGCGCCTGCGGGGATCGGGCCACGCTTAGAGTTGGCTTCGGTGGTGGTCGAATCGAGGAAGGCGCTTGGATCGAAGTTGCTGATAGACATGTTACTTGGTTCCTTCAAATGTGTGGTAAGGAGGGGTCTTTAGCGCCACACGTTCGCTAAATGGGTTCGTGGAGCTGCCAAACGGAGACAGTAGGCTGACGACGACCCATACGCTTCTGTCGAGGGCGACTGAGGTATCGGTCCTTGTAGGCTACAGCTACGCTGGCGGCTTCACGATAAGAGTTGAGGTCGGAGCGGACTATGTGATTGTAGATGCCCCAGTTAGCTGAGACACACCACTTGCCGGTTTTCATTTCCGCTTACCCTTTGATGTTCCCGCCACGCGAGACCCACTTCTCGATGATTGGCTTGAAGTCTTGGGCGATACCGTCCGCGATTGGGAGGTTGCGGGCTTTGAGGTCCGCTTGCGGGTTCGCGGTTGACCAGAAGAACTTGGTGCCTTCACGGTAGCTGAGGACGACATCGGAGAACATTGGGGGGATCTTGGGAGCAAGGGCCCGGCCAAGAGTGGAGACAGTAACTTTAACTCCTCCGAAAACTTGATCAACCTCTCTCTCGACATGGGCTGTGAGGACAAAGTGACATCGACATCCATCGGTGAGCTGCCGGATGAGTTTCTCAATTTGATCTTGAGCGATGCCCCAATCGGCCTGACTCTTGACCGGCTTACCTCCAACGACCAGGGAGAGAGCAATGGGATTGATTCCTGTGAGGGAGTCGATGGCCAGGCAGCGTTCGGGTCCCCAAGAATCAACTGGACCATACCGCGTGCCAGTTCTGTCATCCGGGAAATCTGCCAAAGCCTTAAGTAGTCCAACGAACTGGTTGTGCTTTCCACGGTTAGGGTCCTGCATCTTGTGAAGGGATTCCTGAGTCATCGTCAGGATTGTCTCGGCGCTCTTGGCGAGGGTGTCGAAACTCCCCGAGGGGCGAGGGAGAACGTGCCAGTGGACGTTGGAGGGAATGGGTAGTCCTCGGTCCGTCCAGTATCCAGCGAGAGTCTCGACGCCCGACTCTGTGAAGATGACAAAGAGTTCGACTCCGGTATCGGCCAGGGTTCCAAGGGAATAGGTCTTGCCGGTGCCGGTGGACCCCTCGACAAGGACGTTGACACCGGGGAGAATTGACTTGATGTCGGTCATGGTGCTGCCTCCGGCGGCATGTCTACTGCCTTGACTCTAAACAAATCTGCCCAGGCGTTGAGTGCCTTGCAAACAAGAGTTGCCTGCTCGCGGTAATCGCAGTGTGCGATGATGGTTCCGCGGAGCTTGTGGTCGTGAATCGTATAGGTGTCTGGTTGCTTGCGTATGTAATATCTTGTAGTCATGAGTATGCCTTAATGTGAAGATCGAACTCCCGGCGGAGAAGCGGCTCGGGGAGGGCAAAGAGCAGGGCCTCGTCGATTACCCCCCAACCCTCCTCAACCAAGATCGAACCGGGGACTGGACACCATTCGGATTTGCGGGTCCGCTGGACTTGGTGGAGCTGGCAGAACTGTCCAACTGGCCAGACTTCCTCTTCACCCACGAAACGGAGAACCGCCCAGACGATATGGCAAGACGGGCAAAACAGGGCGTGAGACTTCGCTTCGTGTGTCGGAGGATCTCCCCCGAACGAGTGTTTTCGGTGGACGTAAGAGATTGCCCAATCGTCTCCGGTGCTGAGCGCGATGGACTGAGTCCTGATCACAGCCGCGTCTCCGTCCTGGTCAGCGGGTCCCACTTGATTCGGGAGAAGTACGTTTCGAGCCACGGCGCTTCGTCTTGGGAGAGGCAGGCTTGCCGAAAGGCACAACCGCCAAAGTCCCCGCAGGCGTGATCCAGATTATGACGCCATTCGCCCCGAGCCCAGCAGAGCTTAATGTCCTCGATCCACCGGAGCATTTCTTCGTACCATCTGTCGACTTGCCAGGCGGGTCGGTAGGAGACGGCTTCTTGGGTGTCGTACTTGGTCTTGAGAATCGAGACGCCGCGGACGATAACTCCGTCAACACGGATACCCGCTTCCCGGCATCCCCAAGAATATCCGCTAAATTGGCTGCGGAGATCCCATTGGCGAGACCAAGTCGGGCCAAGGCTCGACGCCGTCTTTTCATCACAGATAAACACTCCCCCTGCATAATTAAGAACGGCGTCCATTCTTCCACAGTAAAGAAGTGGGTCCCCTGTTTCAGGGTGGGCGATAGGAAGCGGGTGAGCGAAATTAAACTCAATGCCACGCTTTCCGTTGGCGAAGGTGATGGGAAATGCTTCGCTGTGCGAGAGAGGATAGCGTTCAAAGTAGAACTCCAGAGCACCAGCGGTACGCTCGAGGGACTTGGCGGAATCCGGCGGGCACTCGAAGTCCCCGTAGAACTCGATCAAAGCCTTGAGGCCAAGGGCGACGGACTCTTCGGAGCCTGCACCGTGGACATAGAAGGCAGTGCGAGCGGCTTCGATACCGTGGGCGAAGGCGCCGCCGGCTCGCAGGTGGACCGAGGGATCCTTCGATCGCCAGTTAAGAATCGAGGTCTTGTAGAAGAGCTGGGGACACTGCTTGAATGTCGCCAACATGGAGGAGTCGAAGACTCCTGGGAATGGGAAATTGTCAGTCATCAGTATCTTCCTCACTTGTGTCTTGGGTATCGTCGTCGTCGTTCCAGAGCTGCCAATCTATCATGGCAGGGTCTTTGAAGAAACAAATGCCGCAGAGTTCCGTGTCAGGGCAGACATGCCCTTCGACGATGACAGTGGGGCTGGTACCACAGATGCGGCACTCCGAATCGAAGTCGGGGTGGTAGCGGTCAGGAAAGTCCATCGAGTTCACTCAACAGGTCGTCGGCGCTCCGAGCTGGGGCCTTGGCCCGAGACTTGGATGCCTTGGCAGCGTCAGATGCCGTGCGGCGGGAACCGCGGAGGGCGAGGATAGCTTCCTTCATCTCCTTCATTGTGATGGTTCCGTCGGTAGCTTTCTGCCGCCAGATAGAGAACTTGTTCTGCAATTCGGCGTCAAGCATTGTGGGTCTCCTTATCCTTAAAGTAATCACGAATCAGTCCGACAATGAAGTCACGATAGGCACCCTTTGGAACCCGCCCTTCGACCTCGGAGAATAAGTGAAGGGTCATCCGAGTCCAGACATCCTCCGGTATGGAGGTGTGAATGGATACGGGGCGGATGATGTCAGGGTTACGAGCCATCGGTGAACCTCATCTGTTCGTCTATGATGTCGCGCCACTGCGCGAGGGTAAGACCATTCCGCCCGTCGAAGTAGAAGCGGAAGCGATCCGCGTCGAAGTAGATCTTCTCGGCGGGACGCTTGGGTAAGGACTTCGGAGCATGGACCTTCTCTCGCTTGGTGGTTCGACCCATTGCCTGGTCGAGGAGATCCTCAAGAGGGTCGCGCGGCATCGGGAGATCCCTCCGCGGCCCAACCTGTATGGGGCTGCCAACCTTCGCTGGCGAGTTCACGGAGTCGGGAGATTCGGCGTTGCTCCAGGGCATCGGACTCCGCGGGTTGCACGATCTTTGCCTTGAGCGGGAGGTAGAATAACTCAGCGTTGTTCATTCGAGAGTCTCCAGTTCGGAGGGGAGAATCCCCCGTCCGTCCGTATATTATACACAATATGCGGCCGAACGCAACCCAGGATTTTCAAAGAGAAAAAGGGGCTGGATTGTTACGTCCAGCCCCTTGTTCCGCTAGTCGGTCGGAGACTCACTTCTTCCCGACTAACTTGCCCTGGTTCGGCTGCCCATGTTTAGGAGGACAGACTTACTGGACTGCTGTGCCAGTCCAATTCCAGGGCCACGCCCTAATCACAGGGACGAGAGCAGGGCGTCGGTATCGACCTTCGCACCCTTCGAGGCCTTCTCAGCTTCCAGACGATCGACGATCGGCTTGAGCTTGGCGCTGTTGCGGAGCGCCATCTTCTCAGCCTGGGACTTGCCGGCGAGGAACTCCTTCACCTGCTCAGCGGTGCGGCCGCTGAACTCGACCAACGCACGGAGCAGAACGCTCGTGCCGCCGAAGCCACCACCCTCGCGCTTGACCGACCACTCGAGCTTGTTCAGCCGACCGATCAGGTCATCCACGGCCAGGACCATATCGTCCACGTCATCCACTCCGGCGGTCTCGTCACCGAGCTTCTGCTCGGCACCGTGGCACGCGAAGCGATCCTTCAGCTCACCGGGGATCACGAAGCTGCGGGTCTCGCCATTACGGAAGTCCAGGCGAACCGTGCCGGTCTCCGGGAATGACTCCTTCAGCATCTTCCTCTTGCCGACGAACTCGACGGTGCGGCCATCCTGCATCGTGACGACTTCGACGATCTTCTCGACCTTGCTCTTGACTGTTTCTTCAGCTGCGGACATGAGATATATCTCCGATTGATTTGGGAAGCCCTTGAATTAAGGTGGCGGCCCCCCGATTCCACGCGGGAAGAATGACATGAAATGGGAAAAATGTCAAGTAAGGATTTTTTCCTCCAATGATCTAGGAGAGTTGAGCCTGGCCTCGAGGGATTGGATTCGCTGCTCCGCCTCGGCAAGCTGCCCGTTCGCGTAGATCGCTTCGGCGGCACGCTCGCAGGAGGATTGAAGGGCCAGCCTGTATAGGCGGAGGAGTTCGTTGTACTCCTTTGGGGGTTGGCCAAGACGGAGGCCGACGAAGAACGCTCCTACGATCAGGGAGATGCCGGCGATGATCTGAGCCACGTTCATTCTTCCTCCTCTTCCTCTTCCTCCTCCTCGTCGTCTTCCGACAGTGCCTCCATATCGGCGGCGTATTCATCTTCATCAGACCAGGTGGTGTGGCCACGCTCGATGGTTCTGATGATCAGCTTCGGGTCGTCGGCTGTGACGAGGGAGTCGATAACCTCCTCCGAGTCAACGTCAGTGATGGTGATTTCGTAAAGGGTCTTAGTGCTCATGGTTCAAACTCCAGGTCAAGTTGTGGGTCGTACTCTTCAGGTGGTAGAAAGTCGGGATCTTCGGAATCCCAACCGCAATGGCTGCAGATGAGATGGGACTCATCGACAGGCCAGTCGTTGTGTTGCCCGCATCTTGGGCAACGGTTAGACTCGACGCAAATGCAGGGTTCGAACATTGGCTCTCCTGGAAAGCCTGCGTCGTGGTGTTCTTCCCAATAGGTAGCTCCGACTCCGTCACAGGTGCGGCAGTAGTGAGGCCATTGGGAAGCCCAAGTGTCGGCGGGGGAGGGTGTGCTCATGGCTTGGGCTCCGTGCGGACTAGGAAGGCGTCGAGGATGCGTGCGGCGGTATCGAACGCCTCACCTTGATCTGCCATGCCGTCACCATGTAACGCACGGGCGGCAATCTCTATGGCTCCTCGCGCCTCGGCCAGTTCGCGGCGCAGGCGCTCGATCTCGTCGGCGGCTTCGTGGCGCTCGTCTTTGGTTGAGCAGGATTCGCAATGCGGATCGATCATGCCTCGGCTCGTATAGCCCTCGGTGCATGAGCAGTAGTCCTGCCGCAGCCGTTCGATCAGGTCACTCATCGCGGCTCCTTAATGTTCTTTCGTTTGACAATGCAACGCTTTGGGATTCTCATGTCCCCGGCGAAGTCGTGCTCCCCAATGTGGCCTGCCACCACGACGCAAGAGGCA